GGCTACCGCTGGATTCACCCGTGCCACGAATACCCCGTACCGTACCTGATTAATGAAAAGTACGCCCAGACGGAAATGCTGCTGGTGATCCACAAGCCAGACCCGACAAAGAGCCGTGGGCAGTATCTGCCTCTGCTGGAAATGTCGGTTCAGGAAGACCCGCACGACCCCCGCAATGCGTTCTACTACGCCCGCGAACTGTCGTTCCATGGCCAGTGGCAGAAGGCCATTGATGAGTGCAACCGGTACCTTGCCCTGCCCGGTGCCAACTGGGCAAACGAACGCTGCTACGCATACAGGGTGATGTCGCGCTGCTATTCAGAACTTGGCAACTGGGACAGCGCCATCAGGGCCGCCCGCATGGGCATGGTGGAAGCACCCAACACCCGCGAACCTTGGGTCGAAATTGCCAAGCTTACCTACGAAAGATGCATGTGGGCTGAGTGCTATGGCGCTGCGCTGTCGGCCTTGGCCATCAAGGACCGCGAACTGGTCTACACGGTCGATCCTGAGGTGTGGGGCGCGAAGCCGCACGACTATGCCAGCATCGCGGCTTGGAACCTTGGCATGAAGGATGCCGCCATTGAGCAGTGCAAGCTGGCCCTTCAATATACCCCGGACGACGCAAGGCTGATTGAAAACCTAAGGCTCATGAGCGAAAAAGCCGATTAATCACCGGCACTAGAACATTGCCTCTGTATTTGGTAGAACGCAGCAGTCACCTTATTGCAGCAGGACGCCATGCCAGCAACGCCTCAGACAACACCGCTCACATACAACGGCTATGTGACGCAGGTCGCCACCATGGCCGTGGTCAATGTGCAGACGACCGCTGGCGTCGTTGTGGGGGTTGATGAGGCATTCAACGCCATTATCCCCCAGATGCTCAACTACGCGGAACTCCGCATCCAGCGCGATCTGGACCTGCTTCCATCCCAGACGTCACGGCCCTACACCCTGACGATTGGGAACAACCAGTTGCAGCTTGGCGCATATGATTTCGTCACCGTGCAGACGATCACGCTGAACGTGGCTGGCGTCACATACCCGCTCCTGCCAACCACGAAAGAGTATCTGCAAAACGTGTACGGATCGTCCGCTGCCGGCAGCAGGGCGCGGCCAAAGCTTTTTGCCATGTACGGCGGAGACCTCTCCACTGGCGGCGAAACCTACAACAACATTCTTTTGGGCCCCTATCCCGACATCGCCTACACTGTTGACGTGGTTGGCACCGTGCGCCTGCCGACGCTGTACGAAAACGCGACAACGCCCTTGGCCGCTACCGGTACAACCTTCATCAGCACCTATTTCCCGGACCTGCTGATCCAAGCATCGCTGATCTACATTGCCCAGTTCCAGCGCAACTTTGGTCAGGCTTCTAACGATCCATCAATGGGCCCAACCTATGAATTGCAGTACCAAAACCTGCTGAGGGGGGCTGCGGTCGAAGAGGGGCGCAAGAAGTTCAGCGCCTCTGCTTGGTCGTCCATGTCGCCTCCGGTTGCGGCCACTCCAACAAGGTAGCGCTTCATGCCCCACGCCAGTTTGAAGCTACGCCCCGGCGTTGATCAGAATGAAACGCCAGCCCTGAACGAGGCCGGCATTTCAGTAAGCGAACTTGTCCGCTTCATTCCCGATCAACAGCAGGGCGCTCTGGTTCAAAAACTGGGCGGGTGGACGAAATACTACCCCAACACCACGCCGGCCATCACCCGCGCCCTTTGGCCTTGGCAGGACACGCAGGCGGATAAGCACCTTGCCTACGGGACTGAGGAAATTGGGGTCTCCGGGTCAGCCCAGCTTGGCGTGATTACGGATGGCACCCTTAGCGACATTACGCCCCGCATCACCTCTGACAACATCGCGGCGGCTGCATCCGCCACAAGTGGCAGTAGCTACATTGTCATCACGGATGCGACTGTGACCGGCATCACCCGGTACAATACCGTGTATATTACCACGCATATATCCGTTGGCGGGGTCGTTTTGTTTGGCCTGTATCCGTGCAACCCTGACGGATACCTTAGTGGCACATCATATTCCGTGCAGGCGCTGGACGCCCTTGGGTCGCCGCTTGAGGCCACGTCCACCACTACCACCACAACGCTGCCGCTTTTCTCTGTCGTGTCTGGCAGCGCCGTCGTCACGGTCACGCTGGCTGATCACGGCTATAGCGTCGGATCGACCTTCCCCGTCCTCATGCCCACGACTGTTGGCGGCACGGTTTTCTATGGCGACTTCATTGTCGATACGGTCATCAGCAGCAGCCAGTTTACAATCAACGCCCTGACGCTCCCGTCGTCAACGACCACCGATTACCTGAACGGAAGCCAAGCCCATTTTATCTACAATTTTGGTGTCGGTGCCATCCCTTCCGGCACCGGGTACGGCATTGGCGGATATGGCAGCGGCGGGTACGGCACCGGTACCGCCGTTGTCCCCAGCACGGGAACTGCGATCAACTCAGACGACTGGTCGCTAGACAACTGGGGTGAAATCCTCCTTGCTTCTCCAACCACCTTTAATTTTGAGCCTGTTTCTCAGCAGGACCCTCAATTTCAGCCCATCTATGAATGGGATCCCACCGGCTCCGATCCTATCGCCGTCGTCATCCCGCAGGCACCGCCCGTCAACGGCGGCTTCTTTGTGGCCATGCCGCAACGCCAGATCATCGCTTGGGGCTCCACGTTCACTGGCATCCAAGATCCGCTGCTGGTCCGCTGGTGCGACGTCAGCAACTACAACGACTGGATCGGCACCGTCATCAATCAGGCCGGTTCCTATCGCATCCCCAAGGGGTCTAGGATTGTCGGCGCGATCCAAGCTGCGCAGCAGGCCCTGCTTTGGACCGACCTTAGCGTGTGGTCGATGCAGTATATCGGTCAGCCATTCGTCTATTCCTTCAACGAGGTCGGCTCTGGCTGCGGTCTAATTGCAAGGAATGCTGCGGCATCCATCAATGGGTCTGTCTATTGGATGGGTCCATCTCAGTTCTTTTCCCTGACCGGGGATGGCGTCCAGCCTGTCTCTTGCCCGATCTGGGACGTCATCTTCCAAGACCTTGACCAGACGAATTTGCAGAAAATCCGGGTCGGGGTGAACTCACGCTTTGGCGAAATCACTTGGTATTACCCCACCATGAGCAATGGCGGTGAGGTCAACGCATACGCCAAATACAACGTGTTTCTGAGGGTCTGGGACTTCGGCACGATTGGCAGGTCCGCTTGGGTCGATCAGTCTGTCCTTGGCCCTCCTATCGGGGCAGACCCCACCAACCGCTACATCTACCAGCATGAGACGTCGCCCAACGCTGACGGCCAGCCCATGCTGTCCAGTTTTCAGACTGGCTACTTTGCCATGTCGGAAGCGGACGTGAAGACCTTCGTCGATCAGGTGTGGCCCGACATGAAGTGGGGCTATTACGGCGGTGTCCAAAATGCCACGGTCAACCTCACGTTCTATGTCGCTGACTACGCCGGTCAGACGCCCCTTACATTCGGCCCCTACCCACTGACGCAAAGCACAACCTTCATCAGCCCGCGCTTCCGGGGGCGACTGGTGTCAATCGGGCTTAGCAGCAACGACATTGACTCTTTCTGGCGCATTGGGAACATTCGCTATCGCCTCCAACCTGACGGCAAGTTCTGAATTGGATTGAGACATGGCATCACTGAGCGACCTTCTCACTACCGCAAAGAACATCGCCTCCGCCATCAACGGCGTGGCGCAGACCTATGTTTTTGTGCAGGGGTCTCAAGTCCGCCAGAACATAACGGCAGCCACAGTTGTGAGAGCGGGCCAAGGGCGATTGGCGACGGTCAGCGTCACGACCGCTGGGTCTGCCGTTGGCACCATCTACGACTCCGCCAGCACCAGCATCACCACCCGCCCCATTTACACTATCCCCAACACGGTTGGCGTTGTATCCGTAAACCTTCCAGTGGTTTATGGCGTTGTTGTAACCCCCGGCACAGGTCAAGCCGTCACAGTCAGTTATTCGTGAGGTTCGCATGCCACTGAAGCACGGTAAATCGCAAAAGGTCATCAGCGGCAACATCGCTGAAATGATCAAGGCTGGGCACCCTCGCGATCAGGCGATTGCGGCTGCACTGTCCACCGCGCGCAAGGCGCGGGCGTTTGGCGGTCAGGTGGTGACCAAGGTGCATAGCGGCCCCATCCACAGCGCCGTTGCGGGCCGCACGGATCACCTTCCGATGCATGTGGCGTCAGGGTCCTACGTCATCCCCGCCGACATCATCAGCGCCATGGGCGAGGGCAACACCATGGCT